TTGTTACCAGGTGATGCTGCTGAGCCTGTTAAAGACACAGAATTGTTAAATGTGATATTGCTAGTTTCTGGATTACCGGCCACTAACAACAACTGTGGTCTCCACGATAACAGAAAGCAACCTGCTGAGTTGGTTGCGTTAAATGATTGTACGTGGTATCCTACTGTCGATGTTGGTATTGGTAAATCACTATATGCCTTCACCTGCAAACCCTGGGTTACAGCCATATCAGGATGGATGAGACCAATCATGTATTGGTTCTTCGTTTCATTCTGAAATTTCTGTAACTCTTTCAAAAGTGGTTGGCCCTTGAAAGACCTGTAATGTACAGGGTTTGTTTTAGGTAAAGATTGTACAAATTTGTAAGGTTTCGATTTTTTCTTTCTAGTTTTTGGATTTTCATCAACTACTATTTTAATTACGTCATTGTTCTTATTATTACGTTTCGTATTAGAATTTTTCATTGCCTTCAGAGATTAACAGCTTGTTTTATGTGGTCATGTGTCATTATAAAATCCATGTGTCGTCCTCCAGAAGTGTGATTATATACGTGTGGTTTTAACATTTGTTGTTCCATGTCTTTTATATCTCCTCTAGTAATTCCATACTTATTGAGTAACCATTGGTACACTGTGTCATCTGATACAGTATTTTTTGATTGTCGCATCTCATATAAGTAAGCATACTCAAAGCCATAATTCAAATATTTCTGCTCATTTAATGGATCGTATAGGCCATATGGGTCAGGTTTACGTTTTTTTGGCTCACCATTGGGGATTTCCGCTGGTTCACCTTCTATCATATTACTGTTTATCTTATACATATCAGTGTACATTTGGAAATATGGCATTCCATTAGTCCAATTATTCATAGATACATATAAGTCATGGTAATATGTCTTCAATTGCCTGGTGGAGTAACTTAAAGCTTTTTCACTCCAGTGCCCTAATGGATTTAGACGATCCACTTGTCGCACTATTTTGAATTTTTCGCCTTCTTGTATGATACTAGTTGAACAAAAGGTGATGTCTTCATAACTACCAAACTTCACAAATTTTGGTATCAAGCCTAATTGTGACCAGATTGTTATCACTGCTTCTTTGGTAGTGGGTATTATATGTCTCAAGAAAATAGCAGTATCATCTCCACACACATCTATACAATAATCATCTTCATCGTATCCAGCAGCTTGTAAAACAAACTGCATCAATGTTGACATTATTAATGTATTCGAAAATGTTGTGTCTGGTGAACCGCTAAACGTAGTACTGTCTATACTTACATCTGCCAGACTATAGGTTTTGCCACCTATGTACGTTTTTGCTATTAATCTTCGCATTCTTTGTGTAGATACTTTTTTGAAAACAAATGGATCCACGTGATGGATGAGGTTCTCAGAACACAAATAATCATACAGTTTAAATACCATATATTTCATGTGATATTTAACTGACGTGTCCCAAGCACTACCATCCAAATCCATGGTGTAAATGTAACCATCTTTGTACCGTTGTGCGTATATATTTTCTATGTCTCCCCAATTCTTAGCTACCTTGCCCTTATAGTTGATTTTATAACCACGTATCGTTGAAAATGTGCGTTCTAAAGCCCAAATTACAGGACCCATAACATATTTGACATTTGGTGGACACGCTGAGATTGCTCTATATTTCGGCATTTTGTCCGTAATAACCTGCTTCTCACGCTTGCCAAACAATGTGTATGTGTTATTAGTTAAAATATTCTCTGGTACGTTGGTGTCAAAGAACTTATCCACCTCTCGTTGTTTGGAAAGGGAAGTTAAGTGGTTGTACCATTC